GTCAGCTTACTAGAGTAACCAATCTCCACCGCTGGAAAGTTCCGGCAAGAGACCCAACAGTTTTGGCAGTAGCGGTAAAGGGGACTAGCCGCGCACTCTGAGCAAAAAGGCTGCCATTAAAATTTCTTGAAAATAATTTTGACACGGACGGCGGCGTAAGGTAACGCTGTTCCTGTTGACCCAAACCAGAAACCAGAAACCATGAGCACTACACACCAACCATTCATATCATTCCCGAAGATCCCACGGCTATTTAAAGAATGTGTTGTAACTGAAAAGATCGACGGCACAAACGGCGTCATCCAAATCACAGAAGATGGCGACTTCTTTGTCGGTAGCCGCAACCGTTGGCTTACTGAAGAATCTGACAATTATGGATTCTGTCAGTGGGCTATGGAAAACAAAGACGAGCTAATGAAGTTAGGCGTCGGTAGCCATCACGGCGAGTGGTGGGGCAGCGGCATCCAAAGGGGCTACAACTTGCCAAAAGGCGAGAAACGATTCTCCCTTTTCAATGTAAGTATTTGGAGCGAGGAAAACATTCCCGCTTGCTGCCACGTTGTGCCTACTCTTTACATTGGTGAGTTTTGCACACTTGTCGTGGAGGGTGTAATGAATAGCTTGAAGAGGTTAGGATCTTATGCGTCTAACGGGTTTATGAATCCCGAAGGCGTAATGCTCTACCACACCGCTGCGGAGCAATACTTCAAGCTCCCTTTCGACAAGAACCACAAAGGATAAAAATATGGGCAGAACACACGATGTAGTAATTAGCGGCTTTGATCTGGACGCACTTGAGCGTGAGCTACAAGCCGAACGCGCCCTCGCGGATCGGTTGGCGATACACCTTGAGGATACTTTAAGTGGTTGGATTACTGACAAATGTTTTAGGCCAGAACCATATGAAGCAGCCCTCGCCGCATGGAAGGAGGCACGAAATGACTAACGAACAAATCAACGAAGCTATTGCGAAAGCGTGTGGGTGGGATAATGATGACATAGAAAGGGGATATACTTTATGTCAGTTTTCCGAGATTGTACCAGACTACTGCAACGACCTCAACGCGATGCACGAAGCGGAGAAAATCTTTGATAACGCTTTATATTGTCGATACATTGACGAGCTTTGCACTCAAGCCATTAAGGGTAAAAATAGCATGTATCTAGCGACTGCCGCGCAACGCGCCGAAGCATTCCTCAAGACTATTGGGAAATGGGAAGGAGGCACGCAGTGAGTGACACACCAAAAACAGATGCGTTTCGAGAAGTGGTCTTCACCCAATACAAAGAGGATGAGCTTACTGGAGACGGAATGGGGAACATTCTGGCTGCACTTCCAGACATTGAGTCGCTTGAGCGCGAGCGGGATGAGGCGCGTGAGGAAAGTGCCAAATGGCATCAAATGTCTATTGAGGCTGACACACGATTTGTTGAAGTTATGCGCGAGCGTGACCAGTACAAAGGTCTACTTATCCGCTTGTACAACGACCTGTTCGTGCACCACAAAGGCGAAGCAGTGCGCGACTTCAAAGAACTTTTCAGAGAAGAAAACTACAATTAACACTATGAAACCATACTACTACGTTTACAGATACGGTCATCACGGACCACAAGCCCGTCACGGAACAATTGAATCCGCACAGAAAGAGGCAGAGCGTCTTGCTGAACAGCATCCAGAATCTTCCTTCGAGATCCTGAAATGTGTCGGCCATACTAGAACTACTAAAGCAAAGACCTTCTGGCTTGACGGCGAAGAGCCTGAAGAACTTTCTCGTCTCGAACCGCCAACTCAAAAATTTCAGCGTTACAATGGGCGCGGTGGACAATGATACCACTATGGACAATCCAACGGCGCTCCCTTCTAGAAAGTACACCTGTATCATTTGTGGTACAAAGGGACGCCGTGGCAACAAGCCGGAACAACGTCTCATGGACCCCATCTGTCCGCCGTGTCAGAGCGACGCGTGGCGCATCGAGCGTATACTGCCAGTACTGCCGAAGTTTCTTGAGTACTACCATTCCAAACAATAACTGATGACAGACAACCGGAATCATGATAACTGAACCAAACACCAAAACGAAGGAGGAGGCGTTGAGATATTTTGCCGAGATGCCTCCCATAACCAATGAGGATGGCTCGTTGGATTACGAAGCAATGGCTGGAGAGCTTCTCGTCGAGGGAACCCCTTTTGCAGAAATTAGCCCCTACATGAAAGCCCTTGGATTAGCCCACTAGACACTAACCATATGAGCATTGTTGATGACGCCATTGAAAAGATCCTTGCCGACAAACGGGAAGCATTGCGACTCTACGAAATAGAGCGTGAGCGCTCAAGTCGCTTAGAGGAGACATTACGTCAAAGAGTCTTTGAGCTTGAGAAGAGAGTTAAAGTACTAGAATTGCGACTATTAGATTTTGCTGAAATACACTCGGACCTTTACTTCATAAAACACACACTTAAAACCAGAAGCATAAACAATGAAAACACTATTCCCGAAACAACAAGAGTCTGTTGACTTCATTTTAAAAGCACTAGAAGATCATCGCTGCGCTCTTGACTCTAGCCATACCGGTGTCGGTAAGACAGTTATTGCTTGTCGCGTAGCTCGTAAATTCAGACCTTTTGTATTTGTTGTCTGCCCCAAAATTGTCATCCCACATTGGGAACGAGAACTTAAAGAGGCTGGTATTAACCCGCTTTGTGTTACCAACTACGAAAAACTTAAACTTGGGAATGGGCAGTTTATCACAAAAATAGGTAAGAAACTATTTCGTTGGCACTTACCGCCAAACACTCTAATCATCTGGGATGAGTGCCACAAGTGTAAATCTCCATTCAGCCAGAACTCACAGATGCTAGTAGCGGCAAAACAAGCAGGATACTACAATCTGCTTTTATCTGCCACCGCCTGCCAAGACCCAACAGAGATGCGTTCATTGGGTTTTGCACTAGGTTTGCACTCCCTCAATAAGGCCGAGAACGGATTAAAAAGCTGGCCCTCTTGGATGATGCAGTATGGGTGTAGGAAGGACCAATGGCATAACTGGGTAGCCGGACCGGTACCTAAACTCGTTCCACTTAATCAGGAAATGTATTCAAAAAACTGTGTTAAGCTCACTCCGCACGACTTACCGTCTGCATTTACTGATAACCACGTCATCACTGAACCACTTGAATTTTCTTTGAGGTGGACGATTGACAACTACTACAACGAGCACGGACTTACGTCAGATGTGATTGACGATCTTCTGGAAAATAATAGCGCTAGCCAACATATTCTTGTTGAAATTCTACACGCACGTCAGCTCGCTGAAGCTGCAAAAGTGCATGATATTGTTAGCCTAATTAAGAATGCTTGCGCCGAAGGATTCAGTGTAGCGGTATTCGTAAACTTTGTTGATACTGTAAAGTCTTTGGGCCAACAATTTCCAAACGCCTCCGTCATTGTCGGAGGTCAGTCGGCAATGGTGCGGGAGGATAACGTACAACGGTTCCAGACAAACCAAACAAACGTGATTATATGCAACATCGCAGCCGGAGGCGTAGGCGTTTCGCTACACGACACAGAAGGCGGGCATCCGAGGATGAGCTTCATCTCCCCCACTTTTAACGTCAAAGATTACATTCAAACCTTGGGCCGAATCCACCGCGCCAATGCGAAAAGCCCTGCAATTCAAAGGGTTTTGGTGGCGTCAAAAACAATCGAAGAAAAAATCGTTGACAAACTCGAACAAAAGCGTTTGTCTCTGGACACGCTTCACGCGCAACAATAAACACTACACACATGAGCACGGACAAAAAATCAGTTAAACCAGAAAACAACCACAGTAATCCAGTTACCCTAATTGACTTTATGGCTGGCGTTGCCTTTTTAGGGTACGCCGTCAATAAATTTGAAGACATCCATATCCCTGAAGGAAGTACATTGGGCGCAGAGGCGAGCCGTGAAAGCTACGAGTGGGCTAAGGCAATGTGTGAAGCCAAGAAGGATGTCTAATATGAGTACTGTAGACCATTCCGACCGTGCTCACGCTGAGTTCGGCCCTTCGTCACTTAAGTATGTTTCTCTCTGTGCTGGCTATCACGGCAAAGATGGCAACAACGCCGCCTCTGTAATCGGTACCCGCATTCACGAAGCTCTTGAAGTTCGAGACCCCTCCGCTCTTGAGAGCGAGGAAGAGGTACAGATCTACGAGCGTATGATTGAGGAAGAGGATGAGGTGTTCACCAATATTTTTGGTGGTACTGACGGCGTAACTATTCAGCGCGAAAATCGCCTTGTGCTCGACCTTGACTGTCAGACACCAACGTTCGGTACTTCTGATATCGTTGCGTTCAAAGGTGATGTCGGTCTTCAGATTGACTACAAGACTGGCATTAGTAAGATCGACGAGCCACGTAAAAACTGGCAAGCCAAGGCGTACGTACTGGCGATGTTCCAGACTACCGAACTTGAAACTATTCATTTTGCTTTCCTCGTACCGAAGCGGGATGAGATTTTGACAGGTACGTTTGAGCGTTCGGAGATGGATCAGCTCCGCAAAGAAATCTCAGACGTAATCAAAAAGGCCGAGACGACAAGACCCAAATGGGAGAACAAGAGCATCGACATCGACGACCTCAATCCCACAGTCAACTGTCGCTTCTGCCGTCACGAAGAGCACTGTCCGGCATTGGGCGCTGTGGCTATCGAGGTAGCCAAACGTTATCGACCAGACTTGCTTCCTGACGGACCAATTGCTTCCGGCGAAGTTGATGATCCAGCGGCTATCGAGAAACTCTACGTTGTCGCTAAGATCGTAGAGAACTGGGCAAGCGGTATCAAGCACAAGGCTACCGGTATGGCGCATGATGGAGTCGAGTTTGACTCACTTAAGCTGCGCTCGATGGGTTCCCTCAAGAAGACACTCGAAAAGAACTATCTCGCGCAACTCGCTATCAAGCACGGATTAGGTCTCGATGAAGTCATTGAAGCCGCCGACTTGACAATGGGCCAACTCTCAAAAGCCCTGCACGAAAAATCCCCGAAAGGAAAAAAATCTTTTGTTGTTGACAGCTTCGAGAAAGAAGCTATTGATCTCAATATCGTTGAGGTTGGACCGACACGATACACACTTTCCTCACGATGAGGAGAAAGGGAGTTACGGCTGTCCCCTTTAGTAAGCGCAAGCAACAACCGATCATAAACTAGAAAACAGACACATGAGTACAGAAGCACTAAGCACAAGCACATCGACCGGACTTGCGTTCGCAGCGCAAGACATCGACATCCCTCGCCTTAACGTCATCCAAAAGATGTCGGAAATCGAAGGGCCTATCGGATCGGTCGTTATCGACAAGGACTCCGTTCTCCTTGAAGCCGAACAAAAAACTCCGGTAGTCGTGATCGGAGCAATCAAGCGGTGGAAGGAAGATGTTCCGTTCGGCGAAGACTACATCCCCAAGATCGTCTCCAACGAATCGGATGCTAAGGCCCTTGCCTCAGAAAGCAGCTATGACGTCACGGAGTTTGCTGAAATTATCCTGCTCATCCCCCAAGTCGGCGATGACGACGGATTGTTCCCATACCCAATTGGCGACGTTAATTACCAAATTGGCCGCATCACTGTTCAGAAGGACGCCTATCGCTTGACCTACAAGCGTTTGTTCACCTTCTCGACATTCAACCCCAACGTCCCGATCTCCTCGCGTTTTTGGAACTTTGGTACAGAGCTGATGTCCAAAGGAAAGTACAGCTGGTACGTACCGACCCTCGCACACACGAAGGAAGACGCACCTGCTGAAGTCGCTGAGTTCGCTGCACGCCTTACCAAGGGAGGGAACGACCAATGAGCGCTATTGTAATCGACAACCCCCTTGCGCTTTTGAAGCGTGAGTGTGATTCCATCCGCAGTGTGATCACTAAGATCGACGGCGATATCACCACACTTAATGATCAGATCACTGAGTTACTTACTCAGAAGTCGTCTCTCAATCTTGTGGCTACCGCCCTCGACAATGAGATGGATCGCATCCGCCTGTCTCCACAACAGCTTGAGCTGGATCTGGAGGTAGAGTAATAATCCCCCCATACCGCACCTCGCACCTAATGGTGTGGGGTGCGGCTTTTTACGCACACGACATATGATTACTTACGCAGTTGACTTTGAGTCGTATTACGACGGTGAATGCTCCATCACTACATTGGGGCCGAGGGGTTACTTTTCACACCCTCAATTCGACGCTTACATGGTTACCATAGTAGGCGATGACGGTTTTGTTTACGCCGGATGTCCGAGAGAATTAGATTGGGCGATGCTAGACGGTAATGTGGTATTGAGCCACAACGCCTCTTTCGACGAAAGCCTGTATCTCTACGGCGTTGAGGCTGGCTGGTTTAACCCATGCTCACCAGCAGAGTGGCACTGTACCGCAGATATGACAGCGTTCTTGGGTCTTCCGAGGTCTCTTAAAAATGCGTCCGCCGCAGTGTTTGGCATGGAGGTCAACAAGACCACACGTGACAACATGAAGGGCAAGCAGTGGGGTTCAATGACTGACGACTTCAAGAAGGAAGTCACCGAATATGCAATCGTTGACTCCGAACTTTGCTTGCGCTTATGGAAGGAACTATCTGACAGATGGCCTCAGACAGAGCGCAACATTAGCGTACTCAATCGTAAAGTAGGCCAGCGCGGTTTGCCCATCGACACGACGCTACTTAAGACAAACCTTGAACAGATACGTACTGAATTATTTAATGCAGAGCAGTCTATTCCGTGGATCGGCGATCATACACCGCTTTCTCGTAAAGCCTTCAACGAGCAGTGCCGTGCACAAGGCATTGAGCCACCAGCTTCGCTCGCTGCTGGTAATGAAGAAGCCGACAAATGGTTTGCCGCATTCCAAGACGCGTGTCCTTGGGCGCGTGCTGTGCAGAACTACCGACGCATCAACGCGTTCTTGCGTAAGCTAGAAGCGTTCGATAATGGCACTATGCCTGACGGTAGGTACTACGGCGGACTGATGTACTGTGGCGCAAACCCCACCGCTCGCTTCAGCGGTAGCGGCGGAAACCTCAATCTACAGAACCTTCCGAGAGACGAGATGTTCGGCGTGAACTTCCGCCACATGATTAAGCCAAAGGACGGGTACAAACTAATTGTCGCCGACTTGTCGCAGATTGAAGTTCGCACCCTATGCTGGCTCGCCGATGACTATAAAGCTCTCGACCTTATTCGTGAGTCTGACGACATCTACCATGCGTTCGGTGTATTGCTAGGTCTCCACAACCCCGACTACGGACCACTAAGAGACTACGATAAACAGTTGCGGCACAAAGTAAAATCCATTGCATTGGGCTGCGGCTACGGCATGGGTGCTGCGAAATTCTCCACGTTCAGCGGCATGCCGCTCGAAGAGGCGGAAAAGGCGGTCAGACTCTACCGTGATCGTATGCCTATGGTGCCGAAGTTCTGGCGTTCACTCGACCAAGATATGGCAACCGCTTGCGCTGTGGGCGAGCCATTTCAGCTTGAGCTTCCGTCCGGTCGTGCTTTGCGATACGGGAAGATTAAGCGCATGAAGGAGGTTGGCTCAGTCAATCGTTTCCGCTACATCGGCAAGATTGTACGCAACGGGCAGATGCGGGACTTCCCCCTGTGGGGTGGTATCCTTACTGAAAACATGTCCCAAGGATTAGCGCGAGACATTTTCTCAGACATGATGCTTCGTGTTGACGCCGCTGGTTATCCTGTCATCCTACACGTACATGACGAAATGGTTTGCGAAGTGCCGGAAGCTGAGGCCGAAAACGCTCTTGCAAAGATTATGGAAATTATGTCTATCCCACCCATGTGGATACCGGATATTCCGGTCGCCGCTGAAGGACATATCTGCGACCTTTACTCTAAATAACAATTCCGTGTGGCCAACACGTCATCAATTGGCACCTACATATGAAATATAGATACCTAAAAAATCATCGTGCTGCAACTGTAACTGCTGTAGCTGACCTCTCAACATTCACATTTACCAAACCGTCGTTCTCGACGAAAGCGGAGTACCGAGCATGGTGCGCCGACGCCAACACCGACCATTGCTTCTACTCAATGGCAGAAGGCGACAGTCCAAACGGACGAATCAGCGAAGACAATCCGATCAACAAACTGCACGGCTTTGTGGCTGACTTCGATGCTCCGGTCGATTGGCCGAACATTGACAGCGTACTCAAGATCAGATGTGACGGCGGACATATGCCAACATGGCGTACCAGAACACAATCCGGCTATATCCGTCTTGTCTGGGAGTTCGACAAACCAATGCCGCTCGCTCCAGCTCTAGCCGAATCATTTATGAAGCGGCTGTCGGATGCACTCAAGGCTTCGATGCTGCTGGCTGGCTTTGACAAAACCAGTCTCAAACCATCACAGTACTTTGAGATCGGTGAAGACTGGACACGTATCGGCGACCCGATTCCTGTATCCTTTGCCCGAACCGTGCTTCTTAAAGCGGCGAACGATACACCGATCAGGACTGAGGATACCAACATCCCACTCGACGATGTCGCCGCTGAGGTCGCTCGCAGATTCCCTAACCGCTGGAAGGGTGAGTTTGTCGTAGGTGCTCGCGGTCCACTATTCTGGATCAACGACGGCATCGACCGCGACGGCTGTCAGGTTCGTGAAGACGGAATGATCTGCTACTCTGATCGTGCGGGTACAGGGTTCAAGTCGTGGGCTTCGATATTGGGCAAGCAGTTCGTCACGAAGTACGAAGAGCGGAAACTGTCTAGCCTACTAGACCAATACTGGTTCAACGGTAAGGGATACTACAAACTTCTTAACGGCGGACCTGTTATCATCCCTAAAGAACAGCTCGTACTCGAACTCCGCAAGGCTGGCTTCTGTCCAAAACTCAAGAAGAATCAGACCGTATCCGAAGTCGAACAAGCGGTACTCACAATCTCTAACGATTGCCGTGTCGAAGAAGTCGCCCCTGTCGTGTTCTCCAAAGAACGTGTGGTCAATTTCAACGGCAGAAAGATACTCAACAACTGCCGCACTACCGCTATTCCATTTGCCGATAACGGTGATGTAGCTAACTGGCCGTGGATTAACGCATTCATTACGCCATTCTTTGCGAAGGATACTAGCGGCAATGAGACCCTGCCGTATTTCCTTGCTTGGTTCCAACGCCTGTACAAAGCCGTACTGGAGTACCGTTTGGATCAAGGGCAACTGATGATCCTGTTGGGGCCAGCCGGACACGGAAAGACCCTACTTACCAACAAGATTGTCGGTGCAGCAGTTGGTGGCTTCAGCGATGCCTCGGACTATCTATCCGGCAAGACCAGCTTCAACCGCGATCTCTGCGGATCTGCTGCTTGGGTTGTGGATGACCAAACGGCGGCATCTACCTACGCCGACCAGCGCAAGTTCGTCGAGCTTACCAAACGCTGTGTGGCTAACCCGAGGCTTGAGTATCACGCCAAGTACGCCGATGCCATTCCGCTTCCGTGGTCTGGTCGAGTGATGATGTCGCTCAACCTAGATGCCAACTCACTCGCTGCTCTGCCGTCTTTGGACAGCAGTAACCGCGACAAGATTATCGCGTTGCGGATCAACAGCGGCCATAAGGTCAAGTTCGGTTCCAATGAGTTTGTCGAGAACACTATCAACGCGGAAATGCCGTACTTCCTCAAGTGGCTGTATGACTGGCAACCACCGATTGAGATTAAGGACGCCAGTCGTTTTGGTGTTAAGACCTACATCGACTCGTTCATCGAGGCAGCAGCCTACGACAACAGCTCACGTTCGGCTATCGCGGAAATGGTGGAGTTCTTCGCCAAGAAAGTCCGTGAGACTGTAGCCCTTACCAAATGGCGCGGCACGCTTACCGAGTTCACAGTCGTGTTGCAGGAATGCAACGGAGGTAGGGCTGTCGGCAACAGCGGCAACCTTGAGTTCGTACGTCGCGGAATGACTGTCCTTGAGGAAGTCAGCCAGCACAATAAGAGCATCAGGCCAGTACGAAGCAAGGGTCAAGGCGGTGGTAAGATCTGGGAGATTGATCTCTCCGAGGCTTACGACATCGACCAAGGCGGCGACTTCTAAGACAGCTACGGAATTATCGAACCCGCTTCTTCGTGACCTTCACGGAGGGCGGGTTTAATTCTGAAATGGGCAGAACGTACTCGTCGGAGAACGAGAGCTTGCCGTCGTTGGGGTCCACGTTACCTTTAGGTAAGAACATTGCACGCTCCATAAACTCTTTGGCTGGTAACCAGCCAACAATCGTAGCCAACGTCATCTGTTGGTTGCACCTAACGAAATAGTAGACATCACATTTGTCGCCTAGCTTTTCTTTACTACCCTCTGCACCGTACACACGAGCCACATAATGCGATTGTGGTACGCTTGCGGCCTTTGTGGTCTTCACATCAATAGTCAGATTATCGGGTAGAGCGATGTCATAGGCAAAGTTAATGTCGCCTACACGACTGCCGCCAATCTCTCGATGGACAAGGATCTCGCCCATCATTCCAATCTCGTTGCCGCGACCGCGTGCAATAGATCCTCTGAGCACGCCCATTGCTTTCGCCTCAGCACGTGCTTGTTTCCGGTCTTCACCGGAAGGCTTGATAACTATCATTAGTACAGTTGGTGGATTCGATTGTGGCTGCCGGTACCATACGGATCGACATTCAATCTCGGAAGAGCAGCGCCCCTCGATGAGGCGGCTTCTTCTTCCATGAGTTGCATGCACTTGTTCCAGTGGTATTCAGCACGCTCAATGTCGGCGTTGTCCTCCATCAGACGACCCAACAA